CTATATTTATCCCGTACAGAAAATATTGTACAGAGTTTGAATTTCAAGATAAATGATAAAGGGAGATTGGGGGTTATGATGTCATGATAGAAACAGATTTAGGATGTGTGACTGCCTATGCTGATGCAGTGGCACAGGGTTACACAGGAACTCGTAAAGAATTTAGTCAGGTGCTGGCTAATTTTGCAGATTCTGCAACACAGGTTGCAAAAGATAGAACTGCCGTAGAAACTGCAAAGAAATCAGTAGAAGTAATGCAGTCAGATGTAACACAGAAACAGGAGACTGCGACATCTAACATGAATACAGCTGTCGAAGCCGCTGAAAAGGCAAAACAATCCGCAAGCGATGCAGAAGCATCAAAACAGGCAGCTGCTCAGTCTGAACAAAACATCAATAATACAGTAACAGCTTTTGATGATCATGTTGAGGAAAAGATTGCCGGCTTTGACAGTAGAGTGTTCGAAGCGGTTGAACAGTCGAAAGAAGAGATTAATACTACAAAACAACAGGCAATAAATACAATCACCAATCAGCAGACGCATCGGTCAACATCGTAAAAACTGAGGGAGAAAAAATTATAACCAAAATGGGGAATGATGCTAAAACTGTTGCGGATGATAGAGCGACTGTAGAAGAAGCCGCCCAAACGGTTTTGAATAATGCTCAGGAAGTAGCACAAAACACCCAAACGGTTGCCAGTAATACGGAAAAAGCTGCAGCATCAGCTGAAGGTGCAAAGACTTCTGCCGACAATGCGGCCCAATCTGCAAAAAGTGTAGAGGATGCATCAAAGCAGATCGAACAGAATAAAAAGGATGTTGATTCACTAAAGGAAGATATATCCACCAAAATCACAAAGTTCTACGCAAGTTCACAAGGCGAAACTCATATTACTGATTCTGATAATGGAAAGATTCAAGATATGATGATATATGGCAAATCATCACAGGATGGAACACCAACGCCAGAGAATCTAGTTGAGATTAAGAACGTTGTAAATCCGACTGTGAAGGTTTGTGGGAAAAACCTGTGGAATCCAATACTAGGAGGATATATAAATGGCACCAATGGATCAATAAAAGAAGCTTCAAAAACACAAGTCGCCGTAACAGATTTTATAAAAACAAGTGGAAAAGATATTACTGTTATAGCACGCAATTTTAGTTCGGCAATAGAAATAGGTTATGCATATAGAATTGGATTTTATAATGCAGAAAAAAAGTGGATAAAAAATATCAATCTTTCAAACGGAAACAAATATAGCATAAATACATTTAATGTAACGGGTACAGAATATATTAGAGTGTCAGCTCCGTCTGGTATATACGATACAATTCAGATCGAATATGGTTCGGAAGCCACCCCTTACGAGCCATACACCGAGCAATCCGTCCAGCTCCCCTATACTCTCAACGCTATCCCAGTAACATTTGGCGGCAATGTAACGATTGACGGTCAACAGTATATTGCGGATTATGTGGATGTGGAACGTGGGAAGTTGGTAAAGATGGTTGATTCTTCTAAGTTAGATAATACGCAATCTATTGTAGATAAAACCGAATGGTTATTAGCAGAACAGCAGGAAATCGACTTAATACAGGAAGAACAGGCACTTAAAACACTTGCAACATATTATCCAACTACAAACATATTTATCAATTCCGAACAACTTGACGGATATACAGTATTTAACTATCCAATAAGCATGGCAAATGGGTGGAATTATGTCAAAAAGCAACTTAACGATAACCGAGATTATATCTATGACATGGATACACAATTAGCAGAAGCCTATGTCAACAGTGAATATGCAGTAGCACTTACAGAATTGGAGGTATGATTATGTTATTTAGAACATTATTAAAACTTAAAGAAAGAAATGGACTTACAGATGATTTGAAAAATAAGATTGATATTTTCTTCGCAACGGGCAGAATCACAGAGGAACAGTATAATGAGCTGATGGATATTAATAAGGAAGAAGAACCGAAAGCGGAAAATAATTAACTAAAGAGGGCTTTGACTAAGCATGAAGGGAAACAATGAGATAATTGAATAATATTCAAACAAATGATATAATGAAGCAAAAAGTGACAGAGGTGTTGACATGATTTATGCATTTTGGAATAATAAAGGAGGAACTGGAAAAACCAGTTTATCGTTTCAGACCATTACAATGTATGCTAAAATACATAAGAAAGAGAAAATATTAGCAATAGATTTATGCCCACAAGCGAATTTATCAGAACTGCTTTTAGGTGGCCTGCTTGGAAATGGAGCTGGAAATCTGAATAGTCTTTATGGAGAAAAGAGAAGATCTGTTGGTGGCTATTTTCAAGATAGACTTCCATCTCCATTTACTATGCCAGAAATTGATCCTCATGAATATATAACCAAACCGGCAATATGTAATTCGTCAATACCAGAAAATGTATCTTTGTTGGCTGGAGATCCAATCGTTGAATTACAAACAAATGCAATTGCGACATTAGCGAACACGCAGTTACCAGGTACTGATACTTGGATTGCGGTAATTGATTGGATAAGAGATTTTATTCAAAAATTAAATGGAGTCTATGATA